CTACAGAAGGTTCTAGCGCAACTAACGCCAACTTGCCACCCTACTACGCTCTTGCGTTTATTATGAAGACCTAATATGAAAGTACCTGTAGTCATTAGAAACGACTACACAATGTTTCTAGAATTACACGATGCAGCATTGTGGTTTCATACAGATGTACGAAAGTGGACATCAGAAGTAAAAGTAAAGTATGTAGAAGATTTAAATATATTACAGGATTTAATAAACAGTCCTTTATTTGCACTAGTACAGCAACGAAATAAGAAACTAAGTAAATTTGGTAAAGTAATTGGTTTTAAATATGAACAACCCTTTTTAGGTAATGATAAACAAATGTATGACATCTATAGTAGGAGTAAATAATGGGTAGCTTTGCGCAATTTGCAGGTCCAGTCTTTTCGACTGTCGGAGGTCTCATTAGCGGAGGCAAAGCTGCTGACGCTGCCAGAGGACAAGCAGAGGCTCTTCGAGCCGCAGGACTACGTTCGTCCCAGATGGCACAGTTTCGTCCTATTGGCTTAACTACCGGCTTCGGAAGTTCTAGGTTTAAAGTTAACGAATTAGGACAAGTTGAAGAAGCTGGATATGAATTAACTCCAGAACTTCAAAATCTTCGTAATCGTTTTGTAGGCGGTGCAACTGGATACGACCCTACTCGTGTACAGAACTTAGCAGAACCTATTTATGGCGGAGCAAGCTCATTATTTAATTTAGGTGGTAGCTACTTAGGTGCAAATCCACAAGAGGTTGCAGCTAAGTACATCTCTGATAGACAAGGATTATTAGCACCTAGTCGTGCTGCTGAGTTTGGTAGAATAAATGCTAGGAACTTTGCCACAGGTCGTGGTGGTCTAGGCGTACAGACAGCAACTGGCGGAGCGCCAACTAATCCTGCATTACAGGCATATTACAATTCTATCTTCCAACAAGATAAAGCATTAGCTGCAGAAGCAGACACAGAAGCCATGAATCGTATTCGGTTCGGTGGAGAACTATACGGTGCTGGCGGTAAACTTGCTGCTGGTATTCCATCCTTGTTTAGTGGTTCATTCTTACCGATTGAGACACAACTAGGACTTGCTCGTACTGTAGAAGGAATGGGCGAAAGACCATTTGCAATGAGCCAAGAATTAGCTCGTTTACAATCTGGTGCAGGCGCTCAAGCAGGTAATCTGTATCTACAACCACAAGGTGCCGCTGCTTCTGCATATAGCAGATATCAAGGCTATAGTCCATTAGGAGATGCTTTTACTAATTTAGGAGCAGGAATGGGCGGTGGCGGTGGATTTGGTAGTTTATTTGGCGGTGGTGGAGGCGGTTATTCTGCAGCTCCTTATGCTCCAACCAATCCCGGTTTCGGTAGCTATCAAGGCGGTTATTACGGCTCTTCTGCATTTTAATTAACAGGAATAATCATGGCTGACATCGTAAATAGTTTATTTGGTATTGATCCTGCTGCACTGCAACAGCAACGAGCAGTGCAAGATCAAGAAGCGGCTCTAAAGTATGCGTCGCTTGATGATTTATCACGAGCAAGGTATGGAATTGCTCTTGGTGCAAGAGGCATTGGTCGAGGCATTAATCAGTTACTCGGTGGAGATGAACAACTTAATAAAGCTACACAGGTTAGGCAGTTAGCTTCACAGTTTGATATGGGAACTTCCGCTGGTTTGCGTGAGTTTGCCAAAACAGTTTCTCCGTTTGCTCCTGATGTTGGAATAAAAGCATCAACACTTGCAGATGAAAAAGATAAAACTAATTTAGGACTTACAGCAACTCAACAAAAAATAGATATTGAATCTTCAAGACAAGCATTAGATAAAGAATACAAAGCAGAATTAGCTGCATTAGGTCCTAATCCAACTGAAGCACAATTAATAGCAATTGCTGCTAAATATGCTTCCCCTGATGCACTGCTTCGATCACAACAAGATGCTGCTAATCGTAGAGCATTACTTACTGCAAAACAAGCTGAAAAAGGTTTAGTATTAACTCCAGCACAAAAAGCAGCAGACATGGCTTTTGGTAAAGATTACAATGATTTTGTTGCCGGTGGTGGCGTTAGTACAATTCAAAAGAATATTCAACAACTAGATCAAGCTATTTTGTTAATGGAAAATNCTAAAAAAGCAGGTAAAAATTTATCTGGTAGAGCTATTGGATTAGCTGATAGCAGTGGAACTTTATCATATTTATTCCCCGAAGCTGCTCAAGTTAAAGACTTAGTTGGAGGTGTTGCTCAATCAAATTTACGTCAAATATTAGGTGGTCAGTTTGCGGCAAAAGAAGGAGAACAGTTATTAGCTAGGGCGTATAATACTGCACAACCAATCAATGATAATATTAGTCGTTTAAAAGCCTTGCGTGAGCAAATTAGTACTGCAGCTAATGCTAAAATTCAAGCAGTAGGTTTTTATGAAAATGAAGGGACTCTTGCTGGTTTTAAACCCGGCGTATACGGAGTTTCTGCAGCAACAATTANGGGAGTAACGCCTTCTGCTGAAGACCCATTAGGACTTCGTAAACCACAAGGAAAAAAATAATGGCAACTATTGCTGATATTCGTAAACAGTATCCACAATATGCTGATGTATCTGATCAGGACTTAGCTCGTGGTTTTCATCAAAAGTTTTATAATGATATTCCATTTGAAGATTTCTCTACACAACTTGGTTTGGTATCTCCAAAATATACGGATTTAGTTCCTAAAGTAAAAGGAATTAACGAAATTTCTCAACGCTATGGAGATATGACTCCGCAACAACTTGGTATGGATGTTCCTGAAACAGAAACAGGAAAGTTAGTTGCAAGAACAACACAGGGTATTGCAAAAGGTATTATTAATCCAGCTATTGCTGCTATGCAGTTAGCGCCACAAACTCGTGATGTTGCACAAGCAATGCAAGAAGGATATAAAGAAACTCGTAAAGAACTAGGTGGTGCTGGTTTTGATGTGCCTGAATTAGTCGGTGCTGTTGTAAATCCTTTAAATAGATTTATTCCCGGAGGAGGATACACCGGAGGAGCAATTGGTGCTATTACTCAACCATTAGATGAAAAAGACATGAGTACATTTGATGTCTTAGCAGGTAAAGCACAACAGGCTGTCGGCGGTGCTGTTTTAGGTAAACTGACAGATAATTTAATTTCTAGTTTGGTTCCTAAATTAAAAGAAGGAGCTAAAGAATTACTTGATAAAGGTGTGCCAGTATCTCCCGGTCAAGCATACGAAGGCGCTCCCGGATGGCTATTCCGTCAAATTGAAAGTTTTGGTCTTGGTCCAAAGCCAGATAAAATTAATAAAGCATTTAATCCTGTTGTTGGTAATGAAGTATTAGCATCTATTGGACAAGAATTACCTAAAACAGTTGCTCCCGGTCAAGCTACGGTTCGTTTAGTACAAAGACGTATTTCTAATTTTTATACTGATGCATTAACTAAATTAGGTAGAAATTCGTTAGATACCGAATATAAACAAACAATGGGAAATATTCTAGATCAGACTAAAACAGAAATGTCTGACGTAGCACAGAAACAATTTGTAAATACTTTAAATGCTCAAATTGGTGGTCGTATGACTGGCAAAGGAGGTCAATTAGATGGCACTGATATTAAGAGTATTCAAGAATACCTTAAAGAACAAATAACAAAATATTCCAAAGGATCAGATCGAGATAGTATTGGATTAAACTCTGCTTATGGAGATACCCTTGCTAACTTAAATCAGTATATTAGTCGTATTGACAAAGATGGATTAGTTTCTAAAGCAGATACAGCATGGGCTAAACTATATAGTTTTGCTGATGCTTCTAAACGAGCCAATGTAAAAGGTGGTATCTTTAATCCAGAACAATTATCACAGGCAGTAGCTAATCAAGCTGCTACAATTTTAACTGCCGGCGGAGGCAAGGGTCCGTTAAATGAAACCGCACAAAAAGCATTAAATATTCTAGGTAAACAAGAACCTATCGGATTATTAAAAGGTGCAATGTTAGCTTCTAAAGCGGCTACTGGTTTTGCTACTACATTTATTATGCCTCAAATTGCGATTCCTATATTAACAGCTTCAGGTCTGACTTATGCTGCTGCTAAACAATTAATGCAAAATCCAAGTGCTGCACGATTGGCTGTAAAAAAAGCATTAGAAAATAATACAGGTATGTTTGGGTCTGCTGGAACACAATTTTATCAGCAAATGTTGCGTGAAGATGCAGAGACTCAATAATAAGACTATGAGCTATGTCCGACCAATTTGGTTTTATCGAAGGAGCAAAGTCTGTAACCAGTAGTATGGATGCTAGTCGAGAGGCTAGTAAGTCTATTACTAAGAGCATTATCGATGTACAGAAGGACGCTGGAGCAGCAGCACAGCAAAAAGACCTAGAGCGTAAAAGACAGATAAGAGAAGCACAGGTCTTTAAAGAGCAGTATTTCAAACGGGCATTGATGGAATGGCAACGTCAAGAAGACATTCGCATTGAAGAAGCAAAAGTAAAAGCTGATTTCATAAGAAAGCATGGAACTAAACGCTGGAATGAAATTGAATCCATTAAACAAAAGATAGAGAAACAAGACAATGAACTTACTAGAGAGTTTAAAGAAGATTTGGCAAAGAGTCGTAGAGCAATGTTCATGTGCTATGCAGTGGCTGCGGTCATTGCTTGGTATTTAACTTGGGGGTATAAACAATGATTCCATTAATGGCGCTAGTAGACGTTGGGATGAAAGTCCTAGATAAGTTCATTCCTGATCCAGAAGCTAAGGCAAAGGCTCAGAAAGAGTTGCTACAGATGCAACAAGAAGGCAGACTCGCTGAGTTAAACGCTGATATGAATGAGCAGAACAATATCTCTGATCGTTGGAAAGCTGATCTTGCTAGTGACTCTTGGTTGTCTAAGAACATCCGACCTATGTCTTTAGTGGCTATCTTTGTAGGATACTTCTTATTTGCAATGATGTCAGCATTTGGCTACGATGCTAAAGAGTCCTATGTCAATCTACTAGGTCAGTGGGGTATGCTTATTATGAGTGCATACTTTGGTGGTCGTACTCTAGAGAAGATTATGGATATGAAAGCGAAGAAAGATGAACCTAAGCAATAACTTTACCTTAGAAGAGTTAACTCACTCTGAAGTAGCAGAGCGTAAGAACCTAGATAATACCCCTAACGCCAGTGAGGTTGCTAATCTAACTCGATTGGCAGCCTTGCTTGAGCAAGTTAGGTCTTTACTAGGCAAGCCGATCATGATTAATTCAGGCTTTCGCTCTAAACCAGTCAATGACTCTGTCGGTAGCAAGGACACTAGCCAGCATAGGCTAGGTTGTGCTGCTGATATCAGAGTCCCCGGAATGACCCCTAAACAGGTCGTAGAGGCGTGCTTGGCTTCGGATATACCCTTTGACCAAATCATCGAAGAATTCGGCTCTTGGACGCATATAAGCGTTCCTAACGGTGTTTCTGACAAGCCTCGTAGACAAGCCCTAATTATTGATAAGGCTGGTACTAGGAATTTTGTGTAACATAATGTCGGTACTTATTAATATCTACCTACAATTTGTAACAAAATTGCCCTATCGGTAACTTTTTCTTAAATCTGCATACTTTTTAAGCAAATATTCCCGATTGGGAAACTTAAAAAACCCCGCCGAAGCGGGGCTGTTTAGTCGTCGTGAGGAGTACTGAATAGGATTCTAATAACCCCTAGATCAATGACGAAATGAGACTCGTCATCAAAACTAGGAACATACTCAAACCCGATACAGAACCCAGTAATGAAGTGTAGGTTTATTATCATTTGACTGGGCAAGCTCCGCTGGCACATTCGTCGCCACCATCAAAACTAGCTTCATCAACGTGTGTAATTAATCGTGTAGAAGCCACAAGTGCGTCATACTGCTCTTTCGTGATTTCCTCCAAAGGCGCTTGGTGAAAGCCGTGTTCATTGTGTAGCAAGAATGACAAGGACTTGTGATTGTTCTTGTAGTTCTTTGCTAGATACTTCTGAATCTCAGGCAATTCTTCCTTACGATAGTACACAGTACAGGATACGCTATTGTCTGACCAGTTAGCCTGTAGCCATTTCACTAACTCTAATTGATCGATAGCGGTCATCTCAGCAGCAATCTTTGTACCTTCAGGATAAGCGAATGGGAATGATACAACCATTGTGCTGTGATCCTCAGAACCATCAAAGTTACGCTGATACTCCACAGGATAGCCATGCTCACGACATACTTGTACCAACGCATGATCTGCAGCGATACGAATACGACGGATCATGTGACGAGAATATGCTGGATGACAGCCTGAAGTAACACCCGGAAGCAACGACAAAGTCCCACTTGGTTTTACAGTGGTGAGCTTAATCGATTCAGGGAAGCCATGCTCATGACTGTACTTAAAGTCAAACTCACGAAGTCGGCGATAGGTATCATTTAACCAGCTACGTTGCTCTTCTGTTGCCTGTAGCACACCTGTAACGCCAATACCCATTCTCATGTTCTTATGCACGATGTCTTCTGTTTCTTTCAGGTGACAAGGCAGTGCAAGACTATGCTTGTTGATGCGGTACAGTAATTGGCAAACATCTAATAGCTGTTCTTTGCTCTCGATGTTAGGAAGATACACTTCTGCTAAACAACAAGTTTCATAAGCAGCCAAAGACTGTTCAGCGCATGGATTATAACCCATAACATCAGGATCAGGATAATCAGTCTCACCAAGACGACCAATCTTACGTGAGAGTTTAAGATTGATAAGACCGTAGGGTTCTCCTTTACCTTCGTATCCGTCCCAGAAGTATTCGTGTAAGTCCTTAGTATCGCTGCAAACAACAGAATTATTAGACATAGCTCTCCAAGAAGGAATATTCCCCATGTCCCAGCGCTTAGCAAGTAGATACTCAACATCGTCAGGGTCTCCTATAGCAATCTGTGCAGAACGGCGTACATTACCAGCAACGACAATAGCACCGATAATGTTCATGATGTCAAGGCAGTCAATTGGACGCAACTTCTTACCTTTACGCTTCTCAAGGATGTTGCTAATCTTAACGATGCCATCACATAAGTCCTCTGGACCGGAAGCAGTACCGCCAA